CCTATCACAGGATATGGTGCTTAACAGCACACATGACCCAGACATAAGTCGCCCTTAGAGAAATGGTTAATAATACCATACATCTCAAGATTCCGACTGTCAGTCCATTGGAACTTTTTTCAATTGAGACCTTCTAGCGGCTGCAATCCATGAAATGGAGTCTACAGCCATACTAGAAAGATCAATCTCCTTCTGTTCCGCATCCACCAATTTAGCTATAGCACGATCGGGAAGAGTTAGCACTGATTCAACACTACCAGGGACCTTTGAAGCTTCTTCAAGCTCCTCCAGTGTGATAATGTCAATAGCCTCTAACCCCACATGATCGAGTTTCTTACGGGCATGATATATAGGATAATGTAAATTATCATATATATCCCACCATAAAGAATCTAATAGATCCGACACCTCGTTGATCTCTTTTGGAGCATCAGCGGGTGCTGTAGATCCGTCTGCTACAAGCTGTAAAATACGGTCTGTTAACTTACACAAATGTAACTCGGTTGTTTTCGAATCGGAAAAATACTTTTCTCAACCCGCTCTGATAACCTTAAGCTTATGTGCCTTTAAAAAGGGCCACATCATGCTTCAAGATTTAGTTACCAAAGGTCCCTTATCAACACTCGGTTCGTTTCCAGCTAGGACGGCTGACATTATCATACGTATATAATCCGTACGTAATGCCTCCGTCACCTGAATGAAAGCGTTAGACAATGGCCCAGACATTGATATCAATGCCTGTAACAATGTATTTAACGACACCATTCCAGATCCTCCGAACATAGAAAATACAGCACACAGAGCAGTATTAAGCTGACCTGCGGTGTATTTCTTATGTCTTAGGACATTTCATAGTCACTTCTGTCCAGGACGTCCAATACCTTTCTTTAGAAGAAAGAAAGCCGTATTAGCGCGACCCATGAACGAATTGTTCGCTATGAACATTTTTCATGACAGTGCTGATACATCTCGCCCATTATGCCCAGTTACCTTAGCAAACTCGAAAGTATTGTTTACGGCAACGACGGACTTTTTCACATTCACCTCCATACCCAATTTAGACATAAATTCTAAATAGAGTTTAGAGACTGAATGGTCAAAGATCACTATATCATCCCCTAAGAGCTCATAATTGTCTCATCAGATACCTCTCTTAACGAGTTTAGCATCGAAAGCACAACTCTGAACTATCAAGTGATGAGTCAGAGCCAACATGTTAAAGGAACTGAGCGCACCCATAGGTTGCCCTACGGCGTAACGCACAGAACCAGTATCACAGTTGCCCTTTGCAATCTTACGAGAATATCAGTAATCCCTTTCGATTAACAAGTCCCTTCAAGATGCACCGACATTCTGGCCAAAAAGAGCCTTAACGACAGACATCTGAAGAGAAATAGGTAATCGATCAGTTGCTGCAGAAAGATCGTAACCATACGAAAATCCGGCCTTCTTTGATTTCTCAAAACAACGTTTTACGGCTGCCTGTTGGTCAAAAGTACCATCATTAGGTAATGATCTCAGGATATCTGAGATAGCGTCGTGTAATGGTTTCAATACGGACTGAGTTCATATATCCACCATTGCAAACACTCTTACTTTTCCTGCAGCTTCCTCTTTAAATGAAAGTTGCCCGATCCGTCCTTTTGGGACTTCTTCGCGCATTAAATCCACCGTACATCCCTCTTCCTGACCTAGGTAATACTGAGTATCACCCATGTCTTTAAGAGGTGCACCACTATTAACTCCTTTTGATTCAATTCTTCTTAGATCACACAATGCGAGAATCTTCTCGGCCATTGCGCGCATCTGAGAATCCTGTCCCCAAAATTCATCAATTAGTGAAAAGAGCGGTCCGAGCAAGTTCGCTGATCTGATACAATCAAGATCATGAACAAGCCCTAGCCACGAAACCACGAAATTAGGTGAAGAACTTTCTAACCATAGCATACCTCCTCGGGGGTCTACCTGTTTCCAAGAATATCCCTTCTTAAAGCTAGAACTTAAGAGTTCAAGTTTAGTAGAAGCAATATTCAAGAAAATAGGAGAACCCTTATAGAGGTCAGTTATCGTAGACATTTTCAATTTTCCGGGAACAGACAATATACGGTAGATACCGTATAAAGTCATTCACCAACGGATAACCGAAGGTGACCCTGTTAAAATTGCTCTTCTATCTCGGATGGGAATAAACCCAGGCAAGCCAGAAGAGGTCAATCTCGGTAACTGAAGTTCCGGTTCAAGCTCACGAAGAGTCTTGAAAGGAACTCCTGCTATAGCTTTACTTATTGCCAGTTGTGACGCTTTCAAATATTTTACAACAAATACCCCTCCGTGATGTTTATTCATCCGTAAGAGGTGTTGCGTAAATAGATGAAGCTGAGCCAGACGTGAAGTAAGCTTTGTTAACTCAGGGAAAACGGCACATATTATTCTGTGACCGAGTCTCTTTGTTAACACTGGTAATTCAACAGAATTACCCAGTGATACCATAGCTCCTGTTTTGATAGAATCTTTAAATGAACTATAGAGATTAAAGAATTTTGTTTCTTTCATTTCCAAGTAATTTCAAAGATGCTTAATCGTTTATGGTCAGAGGTATGTCGAGGTAAAGAAAGGGTTTGCTCCTAGTTATGGAAATACATCATAACTAGATCGAAGATGCTTACATTCCGGGGCCAGAGTAATAACATTATTACTCTGCCGGTCTGTATCACCAGCTTCCAAATTTAACTTTATCCTCCCCTACATGACTGTAAAAGAAGACGGCGTAACATGCTTAAACTATCCGTATGGTGGTCTCTAGCTAATGGCAAGGATAAATCCTGCACTAGGTTCAACTCCAGTCACAGATAGCAAACATGTTAACTATCAAAACGCAGAACTACTCCGCTGTTCCCTCTCGGGCACGGCAGGTAGCCAAGCGCACTGAAACGTCTTAGGGTTTGGTAGAAGTTATTTTGAAAGGCAAAATAACCTCCATCATGTCAATTAGCAAAGACACAATGTTGTCCCAAGCGACCCTAATCTCCACCCCAACCCATTAGTATTAGGATAAACAAGCTCTTTGAAAAGAGGCTTATCCAATACTAGCTAATGGCTAGGTAGGTAACTACCACCATTATAGTTCTCGAGAGAGAACCACAACGGCAGTCTGTGCGGTTAATTCTACACAGGGAAGCCGAAG